GTAAATAAACCTTAACCGCAGCAAGTATACCACAAGGTGTAAAAGACACTCCCGTTCTTTTACCCCTTGTCGTTTCCTTACCGCTTTACCATGTCTTTCGAGCGTTCCGCCGTAAACTCATGGGCACGCAGTGTCCCAGTGTTTGCAAACCCTGATTCCCCCACGTCACCGGCCGCTGGTCGCCGTGAAGAGTCTCCTGCAGCTCGTCATGGGGCGACCCCTCCTCGGGGTCGCCCAGCTGCTGTCAACCCACGTAGCTCAGGCCAACCACCGCCCGTCATCAACAAGCACGTCACCCATCAAGGTTCGTCGCGCGTCGGTGGTGTAACGGTTTATCCGGGCTCTTCCGTCTCACAGGACCCAGAGCGCCGGCGCCAGCGTTATCACCACTCCCCACCGGAGCACGGCCGTCGTGATTCGAGTCCCCATGGATCAGGCCCTCCTGGGTCGCGTGCTGGGTCCTCTGCAACACACGAGATTTCACGCGGCAGCAGTTTGCACCGCCGTGCAGACTTCGGTCAGCGGGCTGTTGAGGCTGGCCGACCCGTGGGCTATTCCTCCAGGAGAAGGGACACTGTTTTTTCTGACGCTGCGCGCATGGTGACCGTTCCTGAGGGCGGTTTCGTTGAGTACGAATCACAAACCGTCCAGCATACCGATGGCACGAGCGTGACTACAGAACGTGTCTCGGTTAGCTCGCAGGGGAGCAGGCGCAGCCATAGGAGCAACCCACGGAAAGTCAAGGAGAAGAGGGATGGAAACGAGAAGAGAAAGAAACGAATGACGATTGGAGAGTGGATGCAAACGTAGCTTCGCTACTCTTGCTGAGGTGGGCTGCCGCGTAGCCAGCGCAATCGCAACATTGGAACCGATTGTTCTGGCACCGCCGTTAGCCATTGTCACGGACTGGACCTCCCATTGGCCCACTCCGTGACGGGGGGG